AGCTATATACGGAGTTACTGTTTGTTTTGGGTGGTAAAATAGGATTTTTCTGGATGGAGTTTCCATCAGCCCAATATAAACAGTAACTACGTATAACATTGTATAATATAAACATAACTATCTAAAAATCAAATAATAAACGTTATAATCTAAAAATGGAAGATCGTAGTTTAATCTATATTGCAAAGTGGAAAATTAAGGATTTCCCTCACTATGGTATTTTAGCGGATAAACGACTTTTTAATTATAAAACAAATCGTTTCAGTAAAAAAGTAGTGCGTAATTATTCTATTGGTTTTAATTTGGACGGTAATTTTTATACAATCAAAAGAATGAAAGAAGAAAATATGATTTCATTAATAGGTAAATTTAGTGTAAATAGTAAATATTCAAAAATTATTGAAGTTGATAAATTATTGCAGGCATTAGCAAGTTAAACATTAAAAAAGCAAAACCCCAGGCGAACCAATTAAGCAAATATTAAAATTAAATGCATTGGAAAAATCACAATTACAAATAGCAAATGAGCACGAATTAAAACAATTAAAAAACAAATACGAATTACTTCGTAAAATAATAACACCAAAAGGATTTTACGAAACCTGGTTCCAAAGTTTACCAAATTATGATGGCCGTGAAGAAGCTTTCCACGCATTAAACGAATCCTACTATAATTTAGTAGGCGAGTATAAATACGCTAGTTACAACGCTTTTTTAAACGTAAACCGTAATAGAAAAAAGCTATGAGATGCGAAAAATTTACCTGCAGTTTAAGATATAATTGTAAATTGTATTTAAGTAAAAGTAATTATAAATTAATAATTGAAAATCCAAACCGAAAAGAATGCAAATATCACCAACCCTTAGAAAAAATACAAGCATCATAATATTGTTTATTTTGCTTTTTGCGTTACCGTTTGTAACTACTTTTTTGCTCGACCTGCAATTTGTAAAACAAAATATTGCACGAACAATTATTGTGTATTTACTGTTAATTTTAGAAATTGTAATACTTGCATTTCTATTAAAACAAACCATTAAAAATTAAAATATGAATTATACAGTTAAATTAAATATTGAAGAAATTACTGATTTTAAAAGCACTAAAGAAAATCAAAAACTTATTCAGCATATTTTAAGTAATATGTCAAACTTTAATTTTAGAGAAACAATCAAAATCCAACTTAATGATATGCTGGAAGCAGAAATTGAATTTGAAAATAGAAGTGAAATTATAAAAGCTTTTAAAATGATAATAGAAGAATATTAGTTTCTATCATATAACCATTAAAAATTAAAACAATCAAATACAACAATGTTGTATAATTAAAACTTTTTATAGCTTCAAATTTACACTGTAAAACAACACAGTGTGAATTTAGCAGCTACATTTAAACCCGCATTTACAAGATCATCACAAGGCACCGAGATTGGCAATAGCTGGTTATCGGGCGTTTTTGGTTCTGCCACAAAAAATGGTGTGGCCGTAAATGCTAACAGCGCACTTACCCTTTCAGCCTTTTACAATGCAATCGATATTATCACAAACGATTTTGCAAAACTTCCAAAAGCAGTATTTCAAAAAATTGAAGGTGACCGTAATAAAATAGGCGACCATCCGGTAAACTATCTTATTTCCACGCGTCCAAATCAATATATGACCCCTTTTATGTTTAATAAAATGAGGTTACAACAAGCTATTTTAAAAGGAAATAGCTACGCTGTTATCGAGCGCAATCCAAATACTTCAACACCTATTGCTTTGCAATTAATTGACCAGGAAAAAACACCTGTTACAGTCTTAAAACACAATTCTAAATTATTCTACAAATTTGGTGGAAGAATAATACCTGCTGACGATATGTTACACGTGCCTGGTTTTTCTTTTAACGGAATTACCGGAATAGGCATTGTAAGTTATGCCGCCAAAAGTTTAGGCGTTTCGCTTTCTTCACAAGAATTTGCTGAAGACTATTACAATAAAAAAGGCATTGGCTATGGTGTCGTTACATCCGCTACAGAAATGGATTCTGATGCTAAAATACGATATGGTAAAGCAATGTCTGAAGTGTTTTCCGGCAATTCTTCCGATTTTAAAGTGGCTGTTGCCGATGAAATGAATGGCTTTCAACACATAAGCATCAGTCCGCAGGAAGCCCAATTTTTAGCCACCAATAAATACGGTATTGAGGAAGTTGCCCGTTGGCTAAATATTCCGCCCCATAAGTTAAAATCGCTCGATAATGTAAACAATTCAATCACTGAAAATCAGGAATTACAGCATATTTCCGACAGTATTTTACCGTGGGCCATTAAGTTTGAACAAGAAGATTCCATAAAATTATTTTCAGGCGTTGAACAACGAGCAGGATTTTACATAAAATCAAATGAAGGTGCATTGTTGCGTTCCGATAAAAAAACACAAGCCGAATTTTTTAGCAAACTAATATTTTCAGGTGTTTACACACCAAATGAAGTGCGCCATCTTTTGGAATTAAATAGTTTGGAAGGATTGGATGCACCCTTAAGACCTGTAAATCTACAAGCTTTAGATCAAATTGAAGCTAAATTAAAAGAACTGGAAAGTAAACCTTAAATAAAATGAGTAAAAAAGACGATTACATCCAAAATATAGAAAGCGCCGAAAGGAGGTTTTTTGTTGCTCCGGTAACTATCGAAAAACGTGCCGATGGTGAAGAAAATAAACCGGCTTTAATTGAAGGTATGGCGGCACTTTTTAATAGCCGCACTAAAATTGGCGATTGGTTCGAAGAAGAAATATTGCCGGGTGCATTTGATGAAGTTTTAAATGATGATGTCCGTTGCTTATTTAACCACAATCCAAATTTTGTTTTGGCAAGGTCCGTAAACGGCAAAGGAACTTTGGAATTATTTGTAACTGCAACAGGATTGGGTTATCGATACAATACGCCAAAACGTACTTATGCAATCGATTTAGAAGATGCCATTAATTCAGGCGATGTATCAGGATCTTCTTTCAGTTTCAAAATTAAAGAACAAAAATGGACTTCCCGCGAAGGCGATGTTGATTTGCGCCAAATTGTAAAATTTGAAAAACTGTATGATGTTGCCCCGGTAACATTCCCTGCTTATGAAGATGCAACCGTAGCCAAAAGAAGCCACGATGCTTATGTAGCTGAAAATACCGAAGTAATCGAACCCAAAAAAATAGAACAAAAAGAAAACCGGGCAGAAACACTCGATGTTTACGAAGCTCAATATTTAATAAACAAAAACAATTAGTACGATGAAAAAATCAGATGAATTAAAAAATGAGCGTAAATTAAAAGTTGATGCTCAAAGAGTAATGTTGGAAGCACGAAATGCCACCGACAAAAAAGAATTTTCAGCCGAAGAACGCACAAGTTTCAATGCGCTGAATACTGATATTGAAGCATTAGATGTTTCAATAAGAAATGCAGAAAGTGATGAAGCCGCTGAAGCGCGTGCTGCATCTTTTGCAGGAATGCCTGTTGGTAGTTCAGAAACAAGAGAACACAACAAATTAAAAGAACGTTACGATTTGCACAAAGCAATTCGCTCACAAATGCCTAACGGTGTTTTAGATGGTGTTGAAAAAGAAATTCACGAAGAAACTGTAAAACGCGCAAAAGAAGCCGGTATTGCAATTTCTGGTTTGGCAGTTCCTACTGATTTTAAAGAAAAGCGTGCCGATGGCGCAACCGTAACTGCTGATGCAGGTGCTTATGGAGGTAATTTGGTGGGTACCGAAATGCAGTCACCAATTGAATTTTTACGACCTAAACCAATTTTAGAATCTTTAGGCGCACGTTTTATGACTGGCCTTGTGGGTAATTTAAAATTTCCTACAAATGATGGCGGTATTGTTGGTGCCTGGGAAGGTGAAGTTGATATGGCGGGCAACTCTAAAAACGCCTATGGCAGCAAAGAAATGAAACCAAACCGTTATGCGGTTGCGGCTTTATTGTCCTTGCAAAATTTAATGCAATCATCTGTTGATTTGCAAATGTTTACGGTAAATGATATTCGTGCGGTAATTGCCAATGCAATTGATGCTGCCGGTATTAACGGATCAGGGGCAAACAATATTCCTGAAGGTATCTTAAACGCAACAGGCACAAATGCTGTAGTTGGTGGCGTAGATGGCGCGGCTCCTAGTTGGGCGCACATCGTTTCAATGGAAACAGGTATTTACACTTCAAATGCTGAAGCGCAAAATATGGCTTATTTAATCAATCCTGGCACAAAAGGTTTTCTAAAAACTACAAAACACGCTGCCGGTGATTTAAATTATTTAATGAGCGGTGCCAACGAAATTAATGGATACAAAACAGGCGTATCAAATTTAGTGCCTAACAACCTTACAAAAGGAACTTTAGTGGGTGCTGCAAACGCCGCTATTTTTGGCGACTTCAAACAGTTGTTAATCGGTCAATGGGCGTTTTTAGACTTGTCTGTAGACAATGTTTCTCGTAAAAAAGAAGGTTATGTTGAAATCGTTATCAATACATTTTTAGATGTTTTGGTACGTCAGCCAAAAGCTTTCAGCATAATTAAAGACTGGGATATTTCATAGTTATTTGAGTTAATTAGTTCATAGTTTGGTTAGTGAGAATGGGCTGTTTTATTAGCGTTGGCAGCCCTTTCTTTAACCATTAAAAAAACACTTAAGAAAATGAAAACAGAAACAGAAAAAACAGAAAAACCGAGCAAAAAAATAAAAATTAAATTTTTATTGTCGCCAACAGGCCGCTTTAATTTAGGGTATAACGTGGGTGAAACCGCTGAAATGGACGAAAAACAAGCCATTGAGTTAATCGAAGCAAAGTACGCCAAAAAGGTAAAATAACGTCATTGCAAATGCAGTGAAGCAATCTGTAAATTAAATAGATATGGCAACTTATATATTTCCGGTAACACATCCAGCACCTGAATTAATCACATTAACTGAAGCAAAAAAGCAATGTAAAATTGAGCTTTCTTTTATTGAAGAAGATGATTTAATTGCAGGGTACATACTTGCTGCAATTTCGCAGGCCGAAAATTATACGGGAACCAATATTAACCAGGCAAAATTTAAATTGACATCCAATTGTTTTCAAAACAATTACCCTTTTAAACGGTCGCCAATTTCAGCAATAGACAGCGTAAAATATTTTGATGAAACCAACGCGGAAATAACCTTGGAAACCGCAAAATATGAATTACGTCCATTAGACAAATACCAGCACGAGATTTTCTACGAAAATTTTAGCGAGTTGCCAAACGTAATTACCAACAAAAGCAATGCTGTTACTATAAACATAACTACAGGTTATGAAGCGGCCACCTTGCCAAAAGCAATGAAACAAGCTATTTTATTAATCATTGGCAGTTTTTACGAAAGCCGTCAGGACAGTGTAGAGGCTTTGCCAAAAGCGAGTACCAATTTATTGCGAAAATACCGATTTCATTATTAATGGCGTCAACAGTCAAAATAGGGCAATTAAATCATCCTGTTATTTTAAAAAAAATAACAATGGTAACCAGTACAACAGGATTTGAAAAACCTACTGAAGTTGATTTTATAAATCCGTTATGGGCAAAACTGGATGATGTTACAGGCAATGAAACTGAAGACGGTAAAATATTGGCATTAAATGTTCGAAAATATACCGTAAGGCACAATGCCGAAATTTTAACAGATGGCGTAAAAATGTTGATTACCGATGTTGATGGTACTTACAACATTAACAGTGTCGAACAAATTGGACGTAAAGATTATTTGGTATTAAAATGCAGTAAACGCGAATAGCGTCATTTAATTATGAGCAAAGATTTAGTTGAAATAACAGGCTTTCCTGAATTGCAGGCAAAATTAAAACAATTGCCAGATAAAGTTAAAAAAGCTGAAATGCTCAAAATTCTGGGACAAGTTGCAAATGCAACGGTAAGCGCCGCAAAATCGCAAGCGCCGCAAAGCAAAAAGGAACACATTATTTCAGGTAAAAGAACCCGAAAAATAATACAGCCAACAAACCTTAAAAAGTCAATTGGTAAAATAACCGGAAAGCGTGGTTTAGGTGTTCAAAATGCAGTGTTATATGTAGGACCAAAAAGTAAAGGTGTTAAAAACGATGGATGGTACGGAATGTTTGTAAACAAAGGAACGGTAAAACAAGCGGCAAATCCTTTTATGGATCGGGCTTATGAACAAACGAAAGGAGGTGTTACTGCGGATGCTGAAGTGAAAGTTGCAAAATACCTGCAAAGGCAAATAGACAGACTAAGTAAATAAATAATGTTCGAAGTATCAGAAAAAATATACAGCATTTTAAACGGCAACGCCGCATTAATGGTATTGGCAACTAAAATATCACCAATACTGGCAAGCCAAACAACGGCAATGCCTTTTGTAAATTTTATTTTAACTGAAGACGGACCATTTAGTAAAGAAGGAAATTACTCATATACATTAATTGTAAACTGTTTTGCCGATGATTATGACCAAACCTTAAAAATTGCCGATGCCGTAAAACAGGCATTTATTGAAACACCTCTTTTAACATTTCAATACATTAACAGCAAACCGGAAGTACAAGACGGTATTATAATAACAACAAGTATTTACTCATTTAAAAATTAACATATTATGGCAGTAGCATTTTACGAAGGAAAATTATTCAGGATCAAAGTTGCAGGAAAAACAATTTTCCACGAAACCGACTTTAAACTTTCTTCTTCTTTAGATTTTAAAGAATTGGCAAGTAAAGATTTAAGCTCCAAACAACGCACACCCGGCGATTTAGACTGGAATATCAGTTGCTCATCATTAATTGGTAATTCAATAGCATCTGCGCAAGAAGATGCAGCAACATTGTATGCAAAACACGTTGCAAAAGTTGAAGTGGCTATAGAATTTACAACCGCCGCAACAGGCGATATGGTATTTACCGGTAATGCCTTTGTAAGCCAATTCGATTTAGATGCAACGCACGATGATGTGGCGCGTGGCTCTTTCTCTTTTGTGGGAAATAGTGATTTAGACCTTGGTGTAGTGGCATAATAATAACTGTCATTGCGAGGGTGGCGAAGCATCTGTTTCTAAATTAAAACCCTCGCAATGATAAAAAACTAAACAAAATGAACAATCAAACTATAACAATAAAAGGAGTTAAATACACCGTTAAATTTGGATGGTCTTCAGTAAGAAGGCTTGCCGAAATTTGGGATTTAAAAAAACCTAGCGAAGTTGATAAACGCATTCAAAAAATAGATTTTAAAGCCAAAGAATTAGGCTTTGATGATATTGATATTTTGCGCGATTTGTTTTTCTCGGGCCTAACATCCAATGATGATGAAATCGATTTAAAACCAAATGATTTAATGGATTATTTAATGTTCGAAAATCCGCCTGCATTAAAAATGCTGATGGATTGTTACATAAATTCTTTGCCAAAACCCGAAACAAACCCAAATGTAAACCCGGATCAAAGAAAAAAGAAATAGTCTTTGATCCGGATTTTGATGATTATGAATTGGTGGCCTGCGGCCGAATGGGATTAAATATTGATTATTTCTACAGCCTAACGCCACGTGAATTTAACAATATTTTTAAAGGTTACAGCGAAAAAGAAAACGCCCAGCTAAAATTAAGTTGGGAACAAACAAGGATAATTGCATACCACAGTGTAATGTGGGGAAAAGACATTCCTAAAATTGTTGATTTTATGCCGTTCACTTGGGAAGAAGAAGAAAAACAACCAGCGGTAAAACCAACCCGTGAAGCAGTAAACGCAACTTTTGAAAAGTGGGATAACTTAATTTTTAAAAAACAAGAATAATGGCCGGCAGTTTAGCTTCAATAAACATTAAATTTTTTGCAGATCTAAAGCAATTTAGCTCTGAAATGCAAAATGCAAACCGTCAGTTGCAAAAACACGGCAAACAAATGCAGTCTGTTGGTAAAGGCTTTACCACTTATTTAACTGCTCCTTTGGCCGCTCTTACTGCCGTTAGTTTAATAAGTTATGACAAGCAGGCTAAAGCCATAGCGCAAGTTGAAGCGGGTATAAAATCAACCGGCGCGGCCGCAGGTTTTACAAGTCAGCAATTGCAAACAATGGCATCCGATCTTCAAAACAAAACAATTTTTGGAGATGAAGAAATATTACAAGGTGCCACCGCCCAATTATTAACGTTTACAAACATTGCAGGCGAGCAATTTGCGCGCACACAAGTTGCTGTTTTAGATTTGGCCACGCGTTTGGATGGCGATTTAAAAAGCGCTTCCATTCAATTAGGAAAAGCACTTAACGATCCTGTTGCCAACCTTTCTGCTTTAAGCCGTGCAGGTATTCAATTTTCTAAAGAACAAAAAACAACCATCAATGCGTTGGTGGCAACCAATCGTTTAGCCGATGCACAAACATTAATATTAGATGAGTTGCAAAAGCAATATGGCGGTTCGGCTGAAGCAGCCGCAAAAGCAGGAACCGGCGGATTGAAACAATTATCCAATATTATGGGTGATTTAATGGAAGATTTTGGAAAAATTATCAGTGAATTTATTGCGCCATTTATTGTAAAAATAAAAGGTTTGGTATTGGCTTTTAAAGATTTGCCAGAAGCTTCCAAAAAAACAATTGCGGGTATTGCAGGTATTGCGGCCGTTATCGGTCCGTTGTTGGTAATGCTTGGTTTTATGATGACAACTGTTATTCCTGGGTTAATAGCTGCTTATGGTTATTTAACGGCTGCTGTTGGCTGGACTTCTGCTGCTTTTACAAAATTAACAATGGCAATGGCTATGAATCCTTGGACTGCACTAGCTGGTTTAATTGCTGTCGCTGTAACTGCGTTTGTTTTATTTAATAAAAAAACAGATGAAACCATAAAGCAACAAAGTGTTTTAGGTGAAGTAACTGATACTGCTGCCAAAAGCATTGCCAGCGAACGTGCAAAATTAACTGAATTGTTGTCGGTTGCAAGAAATGAGCATATAAGTAAACAGCGAAGATTACAGGCAATAGAAGAATTGAATAAAATTTCACCTAAATATTTAGGGAATTTAACGCTTGAAACAATCAACACCAATACAGCAAAAACAGCTGTAGAGTTATACAATAAAGAACTTTTAAGAAGCGCGGGTATAAAAGCCGCACAGGACAAACTTACTGAAATTTCAGCAAAACAAATAGATAACGAATTACAAAAAGCGAAAGCACAAGAAGCAATTGATGATTTAATTTTAAAAAATTCAAAACAAATTGCAGGGCATACAATAATAGAAGCAGGCGCAAAAGCTGAAATTAACCGTTTAACAAATCTTACCAATAGTGCGTATGATGTACAAGCGGCAAAATTAACAGCACAAGAAAAAATATTGACCGATATTATTGGTAAAAATATTTTACTTAATAATGTTGTGGCTTCAGGTGGAACGGGAACGGGAACTGGCAAAGAGCGTAAACAAGTCACAAACATTTCATCAACTATTGCTGTTGGTGATATGAGCCAAACATTATCACCAATAAAATCTGCATTAAGTGAATTAGAAGATTTTTCCGGTAAAGCAATCAACACCATTTCTTCAGGCTTTTTAAAAATACCTGAAAATTTAGCCATTGCAAATCAGGGTATTCAAACGCAATTAGAAGGTTCAAAAGTTTTATTTACTGAATTTCAATCTGCTGTATCTGAAATTATTACTCAAACTGCTTTTAGTTTTTATGAAGGTTTTGGTGCATTAATAGGAAATATAGCAAATGGTACAGCAGGGATGAAAGATGTAATGGCTTTAATGTTGGGTACTGTTGGTGATATGTTAATTAATTTAGGAAAATTGGCAATTTCAACAGGTATTGCAATTAAAGGAATTGTAACTGCTTTAAAAACAATGAATCCTTTTGTGGCAATTGCTGCAGGTGTTGCGGCTATTGCATTGGGAACTTTTATAAAAGGAAAAGTTTCAAACTTAGGAAAAACCAGTAGCAACAGTTTTGCTGAAGGTGGTATAGTTGGCGGTAGCTCTTATTATGGCGACAAAATAATGTCGTTTTTAAATAGTGGTGAGGGCGTTTTTAATAATAACCAAATGAAAACAATACACAATGGGTTACAAGGCGGCAATAATGTGCAATATGTGCCTTATATTTTAAGATCGGAAGTACAAGGTAACCATTTAAAATTTGTATTAAAACAACAAGATAAATTAGATCTGCGCACTAAATAATGGAAATAACTTCAATAAATATAAAAGTAATTGATACGCACCAAAACAACTTGGTGCTGCAGGAGCAGTTTGCTGAACGTAGCGGAATCCAATTTATATACAATGGTGCTAACGATCGTTTTTCAACAATTGTATCATCAGAGTTACATTGGAATATGTTATCGCCAAACAGTGTCGATGGTTATTTTTTATATTTATTTACCGGCAATGAAACCCATTTTAAAGTAATTGTAGAGGATTATACCGATCCTTTAAATCCTGTTGCTTTATGGACAGGTCATTTATTACCCGAGCAATTTAATGAGCCATATAGCGGTAACGCGTTTTTTTGCACATTTATAGCAACCGATGGCCTGGGGCGTATCAAAACAAAAAAATTAGCTACTGCTTTTTACAACGTAAAAAAGGGAATATCTGTTGTTTTTGCCGATTGCCTAAAACAAACCGGCTTAAATTTTCCAATCCGTATAGCGCCGGCAATTGTAAATGCGGTCACCAATTTAAACTATGGCCAAATTGCCGTAAATACAGCTTCGTATGTTGATAAAGATAAAAATTTAGATCCATACACCATACTCGAAAAACTATTGACAAGTATGGGCTGTAAACTGTTTCAATGGAAAGAGTATTGGTATATCGTAGGCATTAATCGTATGACCGAAACTACTATTGAATGTGAGGAATACGATGCCAACGGCGTTTATATTCAACAAACAATAGTCGATAGGCCACAAACAAACATCGTTTTTTACGAATCGCCAACCGTTAGCGTGCAACCATCATTTAAAACCGTTACTGTAAACTGGGATAAAAATCAGGATAAAAGTATTTTACCTGAAGATATTACCTATCAATTATATGGTGAACCTTTAATGTGGTACGAATTGGCCGATGTAAATCATTGGGTAAAATCCAATACTAATTTTGGAATAGGATTGGGTTCTTATACACAATTAATTAATTATCTATTTACGCCTGGTGGATTTGCATTTGCACCAAAAATTGATCCGTTACCAACTGAAGATCCGTTTAATTTATACATCACGCCAGCAACTGTTGATGCGGCCGATATAAATTATATCAGTTTACAAAATCCAATATTTATTGAAGGTGGGTTAGGCACTAATAACATTGCAACACTTGTTATTGATTTTAAATTATTATCATATAGTGATTTAGATGTTGCTTTTAATGCAGGCGATTTTGCTAACAGTTTTAAATATGAATTGCTATTGGATGGTGTTGTTTTAATTTCAAATAAACCATCATATTTACTTTGGGAAGGATTTAATTTTGAATTAAGTTTAGAAGAAACTAAAAATATCATTGGTAAGTTAGAAGTAAAATCTATACCGATAAATAAAAATGGTTTATTGGATTTACGTATTTATGCGCCTACCGGTGTTGCGGCATTTTCTCGTTTAACATTTAAAAAAATTGAAATTACTTATAATACTGAAGATGAAACGTTAATTAAAGAACGCAATATAGATTTTACCACATCGCAAACCGTTGATATTTTTCACGGTGATGATGCAATGGATATTACCAACCGACAATATTTATTTACCGATGATGTAACTTTTAGTGAAACTTTGGTAACGCCTGCAACAACGCAACAACTACCAATTTTAGAATTTTACGAACAGCCATATTATTTAGATGGTGTTTTAATGTGGACCATACAATTAACAATTGTTTCAAAAGCATCATACGATTTAATACAAGCTTTTCCTGATGATGCTTATATAAAAAGACTGGCTACCGGTGAATTTGTGAAAACATATATTATTGCAGGATCTTCACAATTACCTGATGGTCGTTACTATGGAATGTGGGCGATGTATTTAGAAGGACAAACAGCGCCTTCAGATTTTTTAGTTGAAGGAGATGAAATTTGGATAATGCAACCAACTTCATCTATTGAAATTACCGATGATACGCGCTATTTACGCGAACGTTGGCGCCGTTATGAACATACTGAAACCATACGCTATACCGAAGCTTTGGCGCGCATTTACCACGATACCGTAAAAGATTATTCCTTTAAAATTAACGGTGTTGTAATGGGATTTTACAATCCGTTAGAACTGCTGAATTTTAAATTTATTGATGGCCGTCAATTTATGATTACCAATTGCAGTGTAGATATTGATTTAAATGAAACCACGTTAGATTTGGTTGAAACCACAAAAAATAATGTAACAGATTATGTCGATCAATAACACCATACACATTATTGGCGTAAGCGTAAAGGACCCGGACATAGTTGTTGATCCGCCAATTGTAACAGTGGCAATTTATTGCAGCGAAGATTATATAACAGAATATTGTGTTTAAAAAAATAAAATAATGGCAATAACATACCGTAGGGATTTAGACCGAAAATTAACCGTTTTAGAAATGGATACCAACTTTGAGGAGTTGGCAAAAAATATTGTTATCGTGCCAAAAACGCCTTTTTGGTGGTTGGGTGGATTACAATTTAGGGTGCGCGCCGAACAATATCCAATTTTAAATGTGGCTTATTCAGCAACCATACCTGAAGTTGATATTACTTTAGATGCTGCTGATCCAATCTATTTAACAAATCATATTATCTACGCCAATACAGCCGGCGAAGTTTTAAAACGTACCGGTGATTTATCGGGCGCGGTACCTGATATAGATGAAGCCACCGAATATTTAATTGCTATTATTACCGTTCCTGCCGGCGCTACCGAACCGTTTGGCATTTCTTCGGGCGCAATGTATAAAGAAAATGCAGAATGGACAGCTACAAAAATACCTAGCACAACACGTATAAATTTAGCATCTGAAGTTACCCCTTATGATGGTACTTATGTGATAGAAACTTCATCGCCAACAACAGGCGACACTGTTATTTTAACGGATGCTTCACCTGTGAACATATCGGATATAGGATTGGTAAAACATCGTTTTAAATTAAAAGCGGCGTTACCTGGTGGCACGCGTGTTGAAGTGCAGTTTTTTAATGGTGCAACCGCTGCATCAGCCAAAAGAATTTTAACCAATGTCGAATTTGGTTTTGTAAATACCAATACAACCAGTTATCAGGAATTGGTAATACCTGCAGCTGCTTTTTATTTTACAGGTACACAAGTAACTTCTTATAAAATTTCACAAAAAGGCAGTTGTTTAGGTTGGTTTTTAGATGATGTTGTTTATCAGGCAGGTATTGATATTCCTGAAAGCACACCTGCGCCTGAATATCGTTTTGGTGTAAATGTAGCAGATAAAGTACCTTTATTAAGAAATGGCGTGCAGGTAAGTGAATTGGATTTAACAACTTATAAAGACCAAACAGGCGCGGAAATAAAAGCACTTTATGAAGCCGAAGCCAATACAAATGCTTATACCGATTCTGAAAAAGCAAAATTAGGAAGTATAGATGCCACGCATTATTTACCGCCATTACAAACAACTGTACAACTTTCTGCATTGGCGCAAGCCAGTTTAACCGATAAAGCGAGGGTTTATGTAGAAGATGAATTAAGCGATTATTTTTACGATGCCACAGCCGTAAGTGGCTCTATTGCCCCAAATGACCAAGTTGGTGGAATAGGTTTTTGGCGTGTGGTTGCCGTTGGAGGTGAAACTGCCGCTTCCATAAAAACAAAATATGAAAGCAATGCCGATACCAATGCTTTTACGGATGCTGAAAAAACAAAATTAGGAACCATTGAAGCCAATGCTGATGTTACCGATGCTGTTAATGTTGGTAGTGCTGTAAATGACGCAACTGCAAAGCCAACACCTGTTGATGCCGATACTTTACCTATTTTAGATAGTGCCGCATCTTTTGGATTGAAAAAGGTAACCTGGGCAAATATTAAAGCTACTTTAAAAACTTATTTTGATGGGCTTTATGCTACGGTTGCCATCGCCAAAACAGAATATATGTTATACGCCTGCAGCGATGAAACAACCGATTTAACACTTGGTGATAAAATCTCTATTAGAATGCCTTTTGCAATGACATTAAGCGAGGTTAGATTGTCGTTAAACAATGCGCCAACAATCACAAAATTAATCGTTGACGCCAAAGAAAACGGCGTTTCAATATTTAGCACGCTTCCAAGTATTGACACAGGCGAACTCACAAGCGTAACAGCCGCAATACCAGCCGTAATAAGTGATGTTAATTTAGCAGACGATGCTTTATTAGTGATTAGCATAACACAAATAGGAAGCGGTGATATTGGTAAAGGATTGAAAATAGCATTTAAAGGAACAAGAATTTAATAATTAATTTAAAAACAAAAATACAATGAGTGTACCAGCAGTTTTAATTCGTAAAAGCACAAAACAAATAATTAAACACGCGCCTTATCCAAAGGCAGATTTATCGCCTTTTGCTGAAGGTGAAATTGACCCAGACTATGAATGGTTAATTAAAAATATTCCGTTTGCTGAACCTAATTATGATTCAAGAATTTGGATAATGACCACTGTATTGCCAGACCTTAATTTTATTGCTGATTTTATTGAACATCCACAATATGCAGGAATTAGGGAATATCGTATTACTTACGAACCTGTAAAAAGACCTGATGAAGATATTATACGTTCAATTGAAAATGCAGAAAAAGAAGCTAATAATTTAGTTTTTAGCGAAGCAGTACATAAAGACGAAATGGCGTTTATGTTGAATAGTATTTACAAAGATGCAAAAAGTTTAGAGTTAACAACCGAAGAACAAAGCGGAATAGCTAAACTTTCATCTGTTACGGTTGCGTTGGCTAAAAACAAAGACAATACGGCAATATTAACCGCTCAAGTTGTAGCAGGGCAAGAGCCTAATATTGATTTAGGATGGCAGAACTCCTTATAAACCCAATACATAATGTTCATAAAAAGTACCGCGAAATGATATTTTTAAACCCTTATAGATTTGAAACAGGAGTATTGGATGGACAATTTCAGGCTACTTTTTTTCTTTCTTCATCTGTTTTACAAATGTTGAAATCTTCTGATTTTGGAAGTAATTTTGCACAAACGACACCTTGGGGAATGGCCGGATATGCTTTGAAAAATGGAGTAATTTCTTCAAATGGTGAAATAATATATATAGCTGATTCTAATGGGAATCAACATAAATCGGTTAATGGAGGAGCTAATTTTGCCGTTATCTTATTATCATCTTTATCTATTGGTATTTCTGATGACGCTAAATATATTGCAAGAGGTACAGCGGACGGCGTATTTGTTTCAAATGATTTTGGGGTTACGTGGACAAATACTTTAGCTGTAAAGACAAATATGGTATGCGTTTCATATTCTGGACAATATATGTTAGCGGTACTAAACGCACAGCCTTATGTATCTTCAAATTATGGTGTTTCTTGGACTCAATTTGGTACTTCTAAAAATTATCAATCTTGTGCAATGTCTTTGGATGGTAAATATATGATTGGTGTTGCATATAATAGCACACTTAGTTACAGTAGTGATTTTGGAGCAACGTGGGCAAATAAAGGTATCTCACAGCAACTATATACTTGTGCAATTTCTAATGATGGGCAACATATAGTAATGGGTGGTAATACTTTTATAAGAGTTTCAAACGATGGTGGAGCAACGTGGGCGGATAAAGGAATTAATTTAAACACTTGGTTTTATTCAGCAATATCAGGAAATGGGCAATATATGATGGTATCTAATGTGAATTCAAGTGTTGTATATAAATCCAATGATTTTGGAGCAACGTGGGCAACATTTGGGATAGCATCATTTTATAAAGCCGTTGTAATAAATAGAATATTATAAATATATGAAACTAATCCAATCATTGTTCTTTTCCATCATATACGTTGCAGATGATCGCTTCAGTTTTTTAGAAAAGCTTCTTTCTTACATAAAAATATTCATCGTCTTTGCACCCGTAGCTTATTTATTGGAGTTGGGCGGATATTGGTTTGTGGACAATAAAAAATTTGTTACTTTTTTTTTACTAATCGTAATTATTCAGGGCGCCTTTGGAATTTGGAAACATAAAATATTGAATCAGTTTTCTTGGGAAGAATTTTTTATAAAAACAGGTAAAATGTTGGTGATTGTAATTTTTACCTACTTTTTATTGTCAATGGTTGGCGGTATAGCCAGCGACAATATTATTGCTGAAGGCTTCGAGCTTTCCATACAAGTAATGACCTTATTTTTCCCGGCATCAAAAGGCATTAAATCAATATTTATTATATCCAACGGCGAATATCCGCCCAAATGGATGATGAAAAAAGTATATAACTACGAAAATGATGGTGATTTAAATGATTTGTTTAAAAAAGAACCTAAAAAAGATTTAAAAGATGAACTATAACTATTTAAAAACAAACAGTCCAAATATTATTACAGAAGCCATAAAATATATGGGTATTCAGGAGGTTTTAGGCAAAGATCACAATCCAATTATTATGCAATGGGCAGATGAATTGGGTTTAAGAAAAACCTACACAAGTGATGAAATTCCTTGGTGCGGCCTGTACGTTGCCATCGTATGCAAAAGAGCCGGCAAAGAAGTAGTTGTAAATCCGTTGTGGGCACGTAATTGGCTAAAATTTGGAACAAAACAAGCAATTGCAATGCTTGGTGATATTTTGGTATTTTCAAGAGACACAGGCGGACACGTTGGCTTTTACGTTGGCGAAGATGCCGAATGCTACCACGTTTTAGGCGGAAACCAAAGCAATAAAGTGAGTGTTACACGCATTAGAAAAATAAGATGCATTGGCATTCGCCGTTCAAAATGGAAAATAGCGCAACCAGCAACCGTACGGGTAATTGCATTAAACAGCACAGGCGTAATATCTAACAACGAAGCATAATGCAAAACGCACACATAAAAGTAATTGAAGCATCTTTTACCTTGGAAACAACAGTAATTGTGTGCTCAACTTGTGGACAATATTTGTCCAATCCAAAAACCGAATAATTAACCGTCATTGCGAGAGAAACGAAGCAAACTGTTATTAATTAACTTAATTAAAATTTATGAAAAACATTATAAAATTTATCGCAATCCTTTTACTGGCATCTTTCTTAGTTTCCTGCGGAAGCAAAAAAAAGCAACTCGAAAAAACAAAATCAGATATTGAAATAAAACGCAAACTCGATAGTGTTACCTTTTCAAAAACCGTCATTGCGAGCGAAGCGAAGCAATCTGTTGCTGAAAAAACGACCTCTAAAGAAAAAGTAATTGAATACCAGGGCAAAAAAGGCGACAGCCTAAAAGTCATCGAAAAAGGCGCCGACGGCAACATAATTTCCGAAACCATCATCACAGGAACCGGCAAAGCAACAGTTTCAGAAAAAGAAACAACCATCGATAAAATAGTAAACAAAGCCGAAGCATTTATTGAAACCATCGATAAAAAAGCCAATGTAAAACTCGAAGAACTTCATAAAGAACGTGCCAAAACCCTAAAAAAAGACGGTAAAAAAAGCGGCCCATCATTTTCATTCTACATTTGGATCACCGCAATAATAGCCATTGTTGCCGGTGGTTGGTGGTTGAACAATAAGTTTAGTTTAATTGCGAAGATTAGGGCGTTTAAATTTTAAAATTATTTCATGCTAAATATTTCTCTAGTGAGCCACCTTTAACCGGGTGGTTTTTTTTATGTATTGGTACGAAATTAGTACTAAATTGATTTTATAAATATTATAACATATTGATTATTAGTTATATAGTTACTTTATAAATGTGCCTTCTAAGCAGGCGGTCGAAGGTTCGAATCCTTCTGCGATCACAACTTTAAGAACCCTGTAAGTATTGCGCTTACAGGGTTTATTGCTTTTATTACTTTTTTAAATTTTCTGCTTAAAATTTGTTTTATGTATTAAAAAGTGTACATTTATAGTAAATAATGTACGAAAAATGTACGAAATTTTAAGTTCAATTTATGAAAGTTTCCATAAAATTATATACCAATAAAAAGTTAAAGAACGGATA